AGAAATGTAGACATAAGTGGAATCACTAGTGGGACATCTATGAAATATAAATTGACTACACATAATCAAGTTGCCAGTAGCAAACAAACCAGAATACACGCAACTTCACTGGCGTGGGCTTAATTTAACAATGGAGGTTTTATGGAACAAGATGAATTTGATGAGAAAATAAAGTATGCACAGAATATTATTAATATTCTACAAACAAGACTGAATGAAAGTGTAGCACAGAATGTTCAGTTGGAAGCAACAATCATAAAATTAAAAGAAGAAATTTCTAAACAGGAGCCAGTAGATGGCGATAGTAATCAAACCGAAAAAAAGTGAAACAGCATCATCTATACCAACGACAAATGATTTAGCTGTTGGTGAAATATGTATTAATGTTGTTGACCAAAAGATATACACAAGAAAGTCGGATGATTCTATTGTAATAGTTGGTAGTGTAACAGCTGCTGGTGTAGACGAAGCAACTGCAACTTCAAAGGCTGTAACTATGGCAATCGCATTAGGATAAAACTATGGCAATTACATCAAAAACATTATTAAAAGATTATTGTTTAAGACGATTGGGTCATCCCGTTATTGAAATTAATGTGGATGAAGAACAATGTGACGATAGAGTAGATGACGCACTTCAATTCTTTGGAGAATATCATTTTGATGGTGTAGAAAAAGTTTTTCTTAAACACACATTGACACAAGATGATATTGATAATGAATATATTGGTATGGATGATCCCGCAAGTCCTGTAGGGGGTCCTGTTATTAGTGTTGTAAGAGTTTTACCTTTGCCCGATTTTAATGCGTTTCAAACTGGTTTCTTTAATGAGGAATTTCAATTACGTTTGAATGACTTAAATACATTTCAGGGTTCATCTGTAATTAATTGGGCTATGTCATTACAGAACTTTTCTTTAATTGAAAATCTATTTACTGTTCAACCAACAGCTTTATTTAATCGTAAACAAAACAAATTATTTATAGAAACTGATTGGGATAATAAATTTGAAGTAGATGATATTCTTATTATTGAATGTTATCGTATATTAGATCCGACACAATATACTGAAGTATATGATGATATGTTTTTAAAACAATATACAACAGCATTAATCAAAAGACAATGGGGAGAGAACTTAAAGAAGTTTGAAGGAGTTCAACTACCCGGTGGTGTTACACTTAACGGTAAAACAATCTATGATGAAGCTGTTGAAGAGATTATTAGAATAGAAGAACAGATGAGTCTAAAATGGGAACTTCCTCCTGATGGGTTTATAGGATAATGCCAACTAACTTATATTTTCAAAACGTAACTTCTCATGCTGAACAAGAGTTGGTAAACTCTTTAACAAGTGAAGTAATACAGATACATGGTATGGATGTATTTTATCTTCCACGAACCTTAGTCAAAGAAGATTTGATTATGGGTGAAGATGTATTGTCCAAGTTTTCTACTGCGTATGAAATTGAAATGTATCTTAAAACTACTGAAGGATTTGGTGGTGAAGGAGACTTGGTTAGTAAATTTGGTTTAGATGTTAGAGATGAAGTTATCTTTACAGTTCATAAAGATAGGTTTGAACTTGCAACAGATTTGGCTAAACCATTGGAAGGAGATTTAGTTTATTTACCAATAAGTAAGGGTTTGTTTGAAATTAAATTTGTAGAACACGAACAACCATTTTATCAATCTGGAAAGAATTATAGTTTTGATATTACTTGCGAGTTGTTCCAGTATTCTGAAGAACAATTAGAAACTGGTGTTGCTGCTATAGATAATATAGAAAAAGAACTATCAGCTGCAATTGATTTAGTTATGACTGCTGGTGGTGGTGGTTCATTTAGTACAGGGGAATCTGTTTATCAAGGACCGAGTTTAGCAAATTCAACTGGTAAAGGAATAGTTGTTAGTTGGAATTCTACAACAAGAACTTTAAGAGTCAATGATACATCTGGAACATTTGCAACTTCAACTAATGTTACTGGTGATATAAGTGGTGCAGTATGGACACAGGCATCTGCCGCAGACTATCAAGAATTACCAACGACACCATTTGCGGATAATAAAGAATTTGAAACTGATGGAGACGCTATTCTTGATTTCTCAGAATCAAATCCATTCGGTGAGGTCACTTAATGTTTGGTACTTATTTTTATAATAAGAATATAAGAAATATTGTTATATTATTTGGTACAGTATTTAATGATATTATTGTAAGACGAGTTGATTCTTCTAATGATACACAAGAGGAGTTTAGAGTTCCTATAGCTTACGGCCCTGCGGAAAAGTTTCTTGTAAGATTACGAGAAGCAACTGATATAAGTAAAGGGAAGGTGGGACTTACATTACCACGAATGTCATTTGAATTTACTGCGATCAATTATGATTCTACAAGAAAATTGGTAACAACCAAACAATTCAAAAAACCACACGCAACAGATTCTACTAAATTAACAACTATATATACACCTATACCATATGATTTTGATTTTACTTTGAGCGTAATGGTAAAAAATTCAGATGATGGAACACAAATACTGGAACAGATTTTACCATACTTTTCTCCTGCTTATCAAGTAACAATGAATGAGATGAGTACAATGGGGATTAAAAGAGATATACCAATTATTTTTAATGGACTGTCAACAGAAGATAGTTATGAGGGAGATTTTATTTCAAGACGAGCTCTTATACACACGCTAACATTTACTGTTAAAGCATTTCTTTACGGTCCGACAAAAGATGTTGGTATTATTAAAGAGGTTGATGTTAATGAATACAATGATACTGACTCAACAACAAGGATTAGTAATATTGATATTAAACCAGATCCGACATCAGCAGATGCGGATGATGCTTATGGATATACAACCACACAAACTGATTATTAAGGAGTAATAAACATGGCATGGACAACTATAACAGGATCAAATAGTATATGGCAATATGATGATGCCGCTACAGCTTCTGATACATATCCAGATGCAAATGGTACATATTCAAGTGGTATAAGAACTTTTACTACACCGGGTGGAACAGTACAAAAAACTTATGTTAGTTGTAGAAAAGTAGGCGAAACAATATTGCGTGGAGAACTTTCTAAAACTTATTATGATGCACAATAGGAATAAATTAATTATATGAAGAAATCAACTGTTGAAAAATTAAATAAAGTATTAGATGTTACAGGTGACTTAATACCAGTTGAAACAAAAAGAAAAGAAAAAGCACCAGCAGTAGAAACTAATACGACAGACCTGACAGCTGACTATGATTTTTCAAGAGATCAATATCATACTCTTATAGAGAAAGGTAATGAAGCTCTTGAAGAATTACTTGCAGTTGCCAAAGAATCTGAATCAGCACGAGCCTATGAAGTAACTGCTCAATTGGTTAGAACTTTAGCTGATACAACAAAAGAACTTTTGGAATTACAGAAAACAAAAAAAGAAATAGAGAAAGAAGTTAAAGATCCTAAGACTGTAAATAATTCTTTGTTTATTGGAAGTACAAAAGAACTTCAAGACTTATTACAAGGTAAGAAAAAATAATGCCAGAAGATTCTTATTTAGGTAATAGACTATTAAAACCGACAAATGTTCCTCAACAATTTACAAAAAAGGAAGTTGAAGAATATGTAAAGTGTCGTGATGATATCATATATTTTTTGAAGAAGTATGTTCAGGTAATTCACGTTGATAAAGGATTAGTTCCTTTTGATCTTTATGATTACCAACAAGATTTAATTAATACTCTTAATGAACATAGATATGTTATTGTAAAAAGTGCAAGACAGTCTGGTAAATCTGTAACAAGCCTTGGTTATATTTTACACTATGTGTTATTTAACAAGACAAAGATAGTTGGTATGTTGGCCAATAAGGCATCTACATCCAGAGAGTTACTTGGTAGATTGCAGACAGCTTATCAACATCTACCAAAGTTTTTACAACAAGGTATTGTTGAATGGAATAAAGGAAACTTGGAACTAGAGAATGGTTCTAAGATTATAGCTTCTTCCACATCTTCATCTGCAATTCGTGGTTATAGTTTTTCATTATTGTTCTTGGATGAGTTTGCTTTCGTACAGAGAACGATTGCTGATGCATTTATCAAATCAGTATATCCTACGATTTCATCTGGTAAAGATACCAAGATTATAATGGTATCTACTCCAAATGGTTTTAACTTATTCTATAAGTTCTGGAATGATGCTGTAGAAGGAAACAATCAGTTTAAGACATTCAAGATTCATTGGACTAGTATTCCAGAACGAGATCAAGAATGGCGTAGAAAGATTATCTCTGATATTGGTGAAGAAGCATTTCGTCAAGAGTATGAAGCAGATTTTCTAGGTTCTTCCAATACTCTTATATCGTATGAGAAGTTGCAAGAGTTATCATACAGTTCACCAATATGGTCAAAAGAAGATTTAGATGTATATGTAGACCCCGAAAAAGGAAAAACATATACAATCACAGTTGATACAGCTAGGGGACAGGGATTAGATTATTCCACATTTACAGTCTTTGATACGACTGAAGTTCCATATAAAATAGTAGCTAAATACAGAAATAACGTCATAGCACCGCTGCTTTTTCCAAATATTATAAATACTATAGGAAAGAAGTATAATGATGCTTATGTTTTAGTAGAAAGTAACGACATTGGAGCTCAAGTAGCCGATGTTTTACATCATGATTTAGAGTATGAAAACTTACTTACAGTATCATGGTACGGCAGACATGGCCAACAAATATCAAGTGGCCATCGTGCAGATATCTCTTATGGAGTAAGAACAACTAAACAAGTTAAAAAGATAGGTTGTTCAAATCTAAAGAGTTTGGTTGAAGAGGATAAGTTGCTTATCCCAGATTATGATATTATTTCTGAATTAACAACATATGTAACCAATGGAGATACATTTGCTGCTGAAGACGGAGCAAATGATGATTTGGCTACAACTTTAGTTTTGTTTGGTTGGTTAGTAGATCAAACATATTTTAAAGAATTGAGCAATCAGAATATTCGGGAAAAATTATATCAAAATAAAATGGATACTATTGATGATATGACAACCCCTTTCGGTATTATTGATGATGGATTGAATGATGTGTATGAAAGAGATGCTGAAGGCGATCTCTGGAAAACAGTACATACGTTTAATAAGTAAAATCTATATCAATATTAAGAATGTAAAAGGAGAAATCAAATGGCTTTTCAAGTATCACCGGGAATCAATATTTCCGAACAAGACTTAACAACTGTCGTACCAAATGTTGCAACAACGATTGGTGCTATGGCTGGTGGATTCCAATGGGGTCCAGTTCTGGAAAGAACACAAATAGGAACAGAAAACGATTTAGTAGATATTTTTGGTAAACCAAACGCAGACACATTTGAATGGTTTTGGACAGCTGCAAATTATCTTGCTTATGGCAATAATTTGTGGGTTGTTAGAAACGTAGGAGCAAATGCACTAAATGCTGTCGTAGGAGATAATGATGCTGGTACTGCTGTATTAGCAAAAAACAAAGATCATTATGATGGTATTACATTTACAGACCAATTATTTGTTGCAAAGTATCCTGGCGCATTAGGTAATAGTTTGAAAGTACAAGCTATTGATGTTGATGGTTGGGCAGATTCTACAGTTAATGCAGAGTTTATTGCAAATTTTGATGGACCTCCAGGAACATCTCCGGATGTTGCTAATGCAAATGGTAGTGCTTCATTTGTTGCTAATGACGAGATGCACGTTCTTGTAACTGATGAAGGTGGGCTTTGGACAGGAACACCTGGATATGTTTTAGAAAAACATGCTTTCGTAAGTAAAGCATCTGATGCAAAGAAATTTGACGGTTCAAGTAATTATGTTGTAAATGTTATGCGTAATGAATCCAAATATGCATATGTCGGAAATGTATTACAATTTACTACCAATTCAACTGGTACAGAAAAGGCCGCAGGACTAGCAAAAACTGGTGGAGCATTTTTAACTTTTAATAGTTCAACTGCTTCTGAATCAGTACCGGGTGGTGCAATGACACTTGGTGTTGATGATAACACAATGACTGATTCATTGTTACAAGCTGGTTTTACATTGTATCAAACACCAGAAGTTGTTGATATTACTTTGTTGTTGGGTGGTGCTTCTTCTACAACAACAGGTAAATGGATTATAGATAACATAGCTGTAACACGAAAAGATTGTATGGCATTTGTTTCACCTGCATCAACTTCTGTTGTTAATAACTCAGGATCTGAAATAACTGCACTTACTACAGACAATACTGCTCTTGGTTCTTCCAATTATGCAGTTATGGATAGTGCTTGGAAATATCAGTATGACCGATATCGAGATACATTTATGTATGTTCCGATGAATGGTGATATTGCTGGTCTTTGTGCTAGAACTGATTATTCTCATGACAGTTGGTGGTCACCTGCTGGGTTGAATCGTGGTACTATCAAGAACATTGTTAAACTTTCTTGGGAAGCAACTAAAGCAAATCGTGACACAATGTATCCATTAAGTATTAATCCTATTATTACACAGACAGGTGCTGGTGTAGTTCTTTGGGGTGACAAGACAATGCAAGTAGTTCCAAGTGCGTTTGATAGAATCAATGTACGAAGATTGTTTATTGTTTTGGAGAAAGCAATAGCTGTTGCCGCTAAAGCTATGTTGTTTGAGTTCAACGATGAATTTACACGAGCTCAGTTCGTAAACATGGTTGCTCCTTTCTTGCGAGAAGTACAGGGTCGCCGTGGTATTACTGACTTTAAGGTAGTATGTGATGGTTCAAACAATACTGGACAAATTATTGATACGAATCAGTTTGTAGGAGATATTTTTATTAAACCTGCAAGGTCTATCAATTACATTCAATTGAACTTTATTGCCGCTCGTTCTGATGTTTCTTTCTCAGAAATCGGTGGTTAATCTTATAAATACTTGAAAAAGACTATAACTTAAAGGAGTAATAAAATGTCAACAATTTCAAAATTTAGCAGTAGATTTAGTGGTGGGGTGCGACCCAATCTGTTTGTGTGTAATATTGTCCCACCGAAGGGTGTTAGCCTAGGCCAAGATTTTAGTTTTCATTGTAAAGCAACATCTATGCCTGCATCATCGGTTCCTGCAATTGATGTAAATTATCGGGGCCGACAATTGAAAGTTCCAGGTGATCGCACATATGCTGATTGGACAGCAACAGTATATAATGATGTAAATATGAGTATCCGTCATACTTTTGAAGGTTGGATGCATTTGATTCAAAATCATGGTGTCAATCAACATTCAAAAGGATTTAATGATCCTTATGGTACAGGAACTGTTACACAAATTGGTCGAAACGGGAAAGCTGTCTCATCTTATTTTATGCAAATTTTGCCTACTGAAGTTGCAGCGATTGATCTTGCGTGGGATTCCAATGATGCTGTCGAAGAATATACAGTAACTTTCGCAGTAAATTATTGGGTAACTAAAAATGTTGGTATAAATGATGCCGTGAAAGGTGAAGATTCTGTTAAATGGCATATTTCAGGAAGTGAGAATGGTATTGACGATGCTGGTGTTACGATTACACTTTGATAAAAACTGAATAAACAAGAGGGGTGGGTTAAACCCCACTCCTCTTATTATTATGAAAAAAAACAAGGAAACTTTTTATGGCTATTGAATTATTTGGTTTTGAAATCC